AGGGGATCGCAGGGTGTCGTGTGCAGGCACGGGCACGCCTTCCGCTCCAATGACGGCGCGACCAGCGCGAGGACCGCAGGAACGAACTTGGTCGCGCAGTCGCGGCATGCCCACCATCCGCGCGTATGTCCTTCCGTGGTTGGCTCCGTCTGATACTCAACGTGAAGGTGAGCGCACGCCGCCTCAGTCGTCATACTCTTGCCCGTTCTTGAAGTGGGAAAGATGCCAACGCTGCGACCGGCACACGCCGCGACGGATGTTCTCTGTCAGCGTGCGCCACGCGATCTCGCCGACCTTGAGCGGCCCCCAGCAGCGGCAGCACTTAGTCTCCTTGCGCAATTTCGTTCGCATCAGCGTAGCCTCGCGGTACTTCGTAAACGGGAAATCATCGTCCGGCACGCGCGGCTTCGTTCTCATGGCGCCTATCGGCGTCAACTCCGCCCGCAGCACCCGCTCCCCCTCGGCCAGCGTGGTCATCGGGGCGGGGTCATCGCGCCGGCACATACTTGACGACGCGCATGATGTCGTCCGGGTTGTTCTCTTGCCACTCCTGGTGTCCCTTGCGCGCGAGCGACAGCGATGGCTCGGCCGCAACCGGATGCCACAGACGCCCCCGCTCACAGCGCATCTCGATCACCCACACGATGCGATTCATTCCTCCCCCTCGGCCCGCGTGGTCATCGCGTCGTGACGCGCATCAGCATCTTGTAGGCACCGCTCGTCATGAGCCGGACCAACGTTGTGCCCATATGCACACCGGAGACAGATGCAGCCGCAACACTCGGCCCGCGGGGTCATCGGGGCCACCAATCGTCAAGGGGCGTCCACGATGGCGCAGGCTGCGCGCACGACACGAACTCCACGCGACCCTGATAGAACGTCGGCCACACGCTATTGCCAGCACGCACCTCCGCGAGCGGCACATTCAGCGTCACGGCCCAATAGTCAGCCGGCATGCACATCGTCTACCTCCATCGCTCTGGCGAAGTCCGCGAGCGCGGCGTTCCACGCTTCTTTCGCCCGCCTGTCACTCAGCCACGCGCCATTTCCAATCTTCTTGTCCTTCGGCCTCTGTCGCCTGATCCAGTCGCGGACGGCGGCGGCGATGAACGCGCACCCCTCGCGCAGTTCGCGCTCGGTCGTCGCCGCTTCATACTGTTTGGCGGCCTCGGCTATCACGGCGGCGAGGGGGTCTTGGGTCATTTCCGTTGTGGAATCGTATCACAATGCGCCACCAGTTGTTGGCTCCGTAACCTGTCCTAACAGGCTAGAAACTATCCACTTGACTACTTTCTTACCACCGTGGGATACTGAAGATGGAGGTAGGGGTATCCGACAGGACCGCCAGGACCCGGAAACGTGCCCTTTTGCCGAAGCCCCCGGAAACTGCAAACACTGTAGCCGCCGCGAGGCGGACTACCTACTCGACCGGGAAGTGGCCGAGGCGACCTATCTCCGCACCATCTATGACCTCGACGGATGGGGACCCGACGAGGACGCCTCGCGTGCCAAACGGGCAACCCCACCGAGGGGTTGATCGTACCCAAAAAGGGAAGAAAAACCTCCCCGTTTCGTCCCCTAACACGCCCCACACCTAGCAATATCTTGGCGGTTCCGGAGGTGGTTGTCAAGCAACCGACACGACTGACTCTCCCCCGGCCCCACAACGGCCTCGCCGGAACGTCGTCCCCCGCTCCGGGCGCACGGGGTCAGGGACCGGGGGAGCCTTGAACGGGGAGGACGAAATAAGGGGGGGGGATTATCCCGCCCCGCTGCCGCTGGCTGCCGCCAGTGCGCGGCTCACGAAGGACGGGCGGCGCAAATCTCCGTTAGACGGTAAACACGGCGGGCCGAAGTTCCCATTGCGCAAGGGCCAGACGCGCAAGCACCAGGTTCCATCCCCGGCCGAGTTGGAAGCTGTCGCCGAGATGGCGTCAGCGGGGGCCTCCCGGCGCTCCATCAGCAACGACCTCTACCGCTCGGAGGACTTCATCGCCAAGATCCTCGCCCGACCCGACGTGATCGCCTACATGGGGCGCTGCCGAGAGGCGATCCGATCGGTCACGCTCGACGGCATGGTGAAAATCCAGCAGGATGCCGTGACCTGGGCGCAGCAGATCGCCGAGGACAAGGATGATCCCAAGGCGCTCGAACTGGTTACGCGCTCGATGAGCAATATGGAGCGGGTGGCGTCGTCCGCGTCTGGCGAGAACAAGCCGACGTCCATCGTGGTCGATAATCGTTCCGTCACGATCAACGGGGACGAGGAACTGGCCCAGCTAAAGGCGTTCCTCGGGGTCCCGGTGGTGCGTGATTAGCAACCCGTGTGACCGCGAGTGGGTGACTCTCCTCCTGCTGACCGTCGGGTACATCGTGGGGATCGGGACCGCCGTGTTCGCCAACTGGCTCTGTGACGCGCGGTTCCACGGACGGTCGACGAAGTGACCGACACCGCCCCCTCGCAGGACAAACTCCTTCAGGCCGCGCGCCAACTGACCCTCGCCAAATGCGCGGCGGATGGGTGGGCCTTCACGACGGGGTTTGTGTGGACACGCGACGAAGCCGACGCGGACTCGGTCAAGCGATTCCCGGACCTTCCGTATCTGGAAGCCCTGTGGCGGGAGATCGACGAGCATCAGCGCGTGGTGGTGGCGAAGTCCCGCCAGTTGCGTGTGAGTTGGCTGCTCGCGGCCTTCTGTGTCTGGTTCGCCCGTTTCCATTCCCACAAGCTGATTCTCTGGCAGACGCAGAAGGAGGAGGACGCCAACGCGATGGTCTGTCTGCCTGGGTCCGAGAAGGACTCCGGGTACGCGGCGCGGATGCAGTTCATCCTGCGCCACCTGCCGACGTGGCTTCGTGGGACGTGGCGAGAGTCCGAGGGGGAGTTGAGTTGCAAGGACACGGGCTCGACCATTCTCGCGCTGCCGGGCGGAGCGCATCAGGTGCGCGGCAAAACCGCGTCGATGATCGTAGAGGATGAGTTTGGTTTTCAAGCAGAGCAGGCCGGCGTCTATCAGGCGGTGGCTCCGCTGATCCAGAAGGCGACGAAATTCATCGCGGTGAGCACTCCGAACGGCAGGGCCAACCAGTTCAGCCATTTGTATCATGGAACCACAGGTTAAGTCGGCTTCTTGTCACCCGGAACGCCCGAAAAACTGTCGAGGCTTGTGCAGGTCTTGTTACCGGAAAGTGCGTTACGGGGAGTTACACAGGCGCAAGAGACTACCACGCCCCGATAAGTGGTGTCACCCCGACCAGCCCTATCACTCAAGGGGGCTTTGTCAAACCTGTTGGACTAAGAAGTGGCGTGAGAAGCACCCAGAGCGAGCACGGGCGACGGGGAAAGCGGGTCGATTCCGGCGGGCACTGCGATTTTACGGGATTACAGCAGTCCAGTTTAACGAGATGCATACCTCCCAGGGGGGCGTCTGTAAGATTTGTAAGCGGCCCCCGATCGGGAAGACCCGTCTCTCTATAGACCACAACCACACCACGAAAACGGTGCGCGGATTACTTTGTGATCCCTGTAACAGCGCCATCGGCCACTTTCAAGAAGACCCGTCTATTCTCTATCGGGCTATTGACTACTTGGTGGAGTGGCAGGGGCAGTGAAGGGCTATGACGTGCGCGACACCCCCGCCGGATTTCGTGCCATCAGAATCCACTACTCGGCCGATCCCGACCGGGACCCGGCCACCGAAGCCGGGCTCAAGTGGTACACCGCCCAGCGGGCGCTCTACACGAATCCGAACACCTGGGCCGTCGAGCAAGAGATCAACTTCGACGTGGGCGTGGGGACGCGCGTGTTCCCCGGGTTCACCTACGAAGCCCACGTCCGCTCGCTGGTGCCGAATCTGCGCAAGGTCGTCTATCGCGCCTGGGACTTCGGCTGGCACGCGCCGGTCTGTCTGTTCGCTCAGATTGACGTGAAGTCGCGCCTGCTGCTCCTGAAGGAGATTGTCGGCGCACAGACGACCACTCGGGAGTTCGCGCAGGACGTGATCCGGCAGTCCTCCGCGTGGTTTCCCAACCACGCGGCCGGGTTCGAAGACTTCTGCGATCCGGCCGGCCAGCAAGTCAAGTCCGTGGAGTCCGAGAAGAACGAGCGGCGGGACACCGAAGTACTCAACGGCCTGGGGATTTTTCCTCAGTACCAGTGGGGCTGGTCGCGCAAAGACGGGCGCAGTCTGATCCACCAACTGCTGAATCTGCGGACCGACGGCACACCATCGTTGTGGGTGGACGCGGACGGATGCCCCACCACCAGTCAAGCCTTCCTGGGTCAGTACATGTTTCCCGAGACGAAGGACGGCACGGTCAAGGACGAGCCCGACGACACGACGCATCCGTGGGCGGACGTGATGGCCGCCGCCAGATATTTGGTGATCGGTTTACATCATAAGCTGGGTGTTGCGCGCTTCAATCTCGGCCCCTCGCAGCCGTTCGTGAACATGCACCCGCAGGCCACGCATGGCTACGGGTCGCCAGTGAGGGGACGACGATGACGGTCGAGGAGATTCACAAGGCGCTATGCGTATGGCAGGACAAGGACAGGTGCCATGGCGACGACCACGACTATGAATGCCCATCCAGGATGGCGCGCTACCTGATCCCGGCCATCACGCAACTGATCGCCGAGGAGCGCGAGGCGTGCGCGAAGATCGCCGAACACCTGGAACCTGAGGCGTGGCCCTACAGGATGGACACCGGCCACATGTGGCGGCGGGAACAGGGCGACCGCATCGCCGACGCGATCCGGGCGACACCAAAGGCGTTGGTCGAAACACCAACATGATTGGTGGAGGGACAGCGTGACGGATATGCGCTATAACATCGAGGACGTCTTCGTGGGAATCCCGACGCGGGGCACGCTCAACTGGAACCACGTCCGGTTCATGTACCGCCTGCTCGCCGAAAACCCGAGACTCAACACGCCGGAAATGGAAGCGGCGAGCTTGTCGGTCTGCCACCCCCGCAATGTGCTGGCGCAGAAGTTTCTGTCGTCCGACGCCAAGGTGCTGTTCTTTATCGACGACGACGTGACCCCGAAGCCGAACGTGCTGGACATGCTCCGGCATCTCAACGACTACGACATTGTGGGCGGACCCTATCCGATGGTGCATCCGCCCGTGTGCGACATTCCCACCCCCTGTGCATTGCAGACGGCCGCCGACACTTCGTTTCAGCCGCTCCCCGAAATATTCTCCCTGGCCGGCGTGCATCCCTGCGACGCGCTGGGCACGGGCTGCATGATGATCCGTCGGTCGGTGCTAGAATCTCCCGGCATCCTGCCGTTCCGGTTCGGTGTGGACGAGCACGGCGTCATGCGCGCGTCGGAAGACATCATGTTTTGCGTGAACGCCAAGAAGGCCGGCTTTACCCTCGCCGCCGATTTCGACCAAATCCCCGACCATTGCCACACCGTCTCGCTCAACACGATGCACAACGCCTATCTCAAGCGCATGGTGAAGGCCATCAAGATCGCCCAGTCCGTTCCAGAGGACCAACCCCTCGTGACCCTCGCCTAGCATTGAGCCCTATGGACATCAGGGACCGCACGAAATTGGACTACGAGTTCGAGGAACTGGCCCCGCTCGAAGAGCCCGACCTTCCGGCCGCCGACGAGGCGCTGCGCAAGGAACTGCTGCCAGTCCCGTCGGCCGACGACCAGCGCGACCTCTACGACGACATCATGGTCGAGTACGGCGCGGCCATTCTGGATCGTGCGGACTGGGAAACGGACGCGGCCACCGACGAGGAACAGTACCTCGGCGTGCTGCCGGACAAAAATGACCCGTGGCCTGGCGCTGCGAACTTCAACGTCCCGCTCACCATGCTCGGCGTGGAAACGCTCAAGCCGCGCCTGATCGAATCCATCCTCGGCGGGGACCCGCTGGTCTATGCCGTGCCCACCGAGACCATGGACGAGCCGCGCACGGAACGCACGGAACTCTTCCTCAACTGGCAACTGAACACCGACCTCGACATCCGGCCGCTCGTCGAGGAAAGCGCGCATACGTTCCTGACCCCCGGCATTGTGGTCGCCAAGGTGCTGTGGGAAACGGTCGAACGCCCGATCAATCAGATTCATCACTTCACACCCGACACCGGCCTCGATGACATCTTCCGGGGCCTGTTCGGCGACGAACTGCCGCAGGAGTGGACGCAGAAAGACGGACAGTGGGCGGGGCATCTGAAGACACCCGGCGGGGCGCGCCGAAAGGTCGAAGCCACGTTCAAGTACCTGGAAGACGAGATTCAGGTCCTCCTGCGCAAAGACCACATCGCCTTCGAGGGGCCACGGATTCACCTGATCGACCCGATGGACTTCGTGGCCCCCTTCAAGGGCGGCTCCGACATCCAGCGGTTGCCGTGGCTCGTCCAGCGCCTGCATTACAGCGAGCAGGACCTTCGCCGCAAGGTGAAGCAGGGTCGGTTCTACGCCGACGCCGTCAAGCGTCTGCTGGGCGAAGTGGAGGCCGGCACGCCGGACCCCGAGACGCCCGGACAAGCCTTGGCCGCTGTGCAGGCCGGGAGCGAGGGCGTGGCGGTTGATCCCGCGTCGTCCGTGCTCGATGAACAGTATGACGTGTACGAGCGGTACGGCTTGCGGGACATGGACGACGACGGCATCGACGAGGAAGTCATCGTCTGGACGAGTCCGCAACTGCCCGGGGAGATCCTGGGCTGGGACTATCTCGACAATGTCGTGCATCATGGCCGGCGACCGTTCGTGGTGGGGCGCTATCTGCGCCTGCCCAACAGGTTCTACGGGCTGTCGTTCCCGCGCATCGTCCGGGACATTCAGGACGAAATCAATACGATGCACAACCAGCGCGTGGACGCGGGGACGATCCAGAACACGCCGATGGGCTTCTTCCGTGCCTCCATGACCATGCGGCCGGACACGATGCGCATCAAGCCGGGCACCTGGACGGGCGTAGACAACCCCCAGACGGACATTTTCATTCCACAGTGGAACGGCTCGCCGGTCTTTGGGAATAACGAGGAGGCCCTGCTGTACCAGTATTTCGAGCGGCTGACCGGGCTCACCGATCTCGCCCTCGGCCGCCAGCCGAACCGCGTGGGGGCCACGCGCACGGCGAGCGGCACGGCCGCGCTGTTGAGCGAGGCGGGGCTTCGCTTCAAGACGTCGATGGAGGCATTTCAACGCTTCTGGAAAGAGATTTTCGAGCATGTGTTGTGGCTGGACCAGCAGTACCTTCCGCCCGGCAAAGAGTTTCGCGTGACCGGCCGCGTACCGGAAATGGTGCGGTTGGAGCATCGCGGCGACATCGCGGGGCGGTACGATCTTCGGCTGTCCACGACCTCGGAGACGCTCAACAAGTCGGTCCTGCGCGAAGACGCGACCGTGAAGCTGAACCTCGTCAGCAATCCGCTCTATCTCCAAATGGGCCTCATCGGGATCAAGGGATTGCGCCGACAACTACGCGCCAGCCTGCGGGCCTACGGGGAGCAGGACCCGGAAATGACGCTGGAGCCGCTGACCCAGGCCATCGTCCGCACGCCGGATCAGGAGTTGGCCATGATGCTCGGCGGTGACGATCGCGTCGAGCCGACCATGATGGAGAACCTGACGATGCACCTGGAGGCCCACATGGAGCAGATGCAGGACCCGACCGTCCAGCGCAATCCGGAACTCCTGAAGCGGGTGCAGGTGCATCTCGCCAAGACAAACCAGATGGCGATGATGCAGGCGATGGCAATGCAGGCGTCGCAGGGGAAGGGCAAGCCGATGGGGGGGCCGGTCGCCGGGGAACAGGCCATGAACGCGCAAATCGGCCGACAGGCCGACCAGCCGTCTCAGATGGGCGGCGGGACGAGCCCGGGGCCGAGCGGTGGTTGATCTGATCGGCGGGGCGGATACGAACGTCGGGTCCGTCACATGGACGTATCACTACGCCCTGCCCGAGCTTGACTGGCACTACTACTCCTGGGGTCAAGATCCCATCGCGGAACTAGCGGCGCATGTGCGGGCGCTTGAGATTAGACTAGCGCGCCTTGAGAAAACTCACGAATAGGGGGACCACATGA